GCGACAAGGTCCCTCGCTTTCGGACTATCGGCTGCCGGAGCTGGCTCAGTTGTGGTGGGTTTTGCAATCGCTTGCGCTGCTTCGGCAGGCTTCATCATGGAGCCTTCCAAAACTTTGCTGAGCTTTTGCAGTTCTTGAATGATGGCACCTAGCAACACGTTGGTTTGCTGCATTTGTGCCATGTGCGGATTATCAATTCCTTGACTGCCGCCAACAGGCGTAGTCACAGGCGGTTGATCTTTAGTTCTAGGGGCACCTTTTGACTTCTTGGTGCCACCTTGGTGGAGATACCACCAAACTACGAAAGGATATTTCACTTCGCCAAAAGCTGCTTGGCTTGCCTTTTTGGCTTTTTCCCAGAGGGCTTCGTCGGCAATCCACGCGGCAGGATTTCCCGGCAACCCTTGTTCGGTCTGCGTAACTTCCTGTTCGTATTCAGCGATTTGATCTTTAGAAGGTGCGGCGTCTGCCGTAGGAGCTGCATCAGGAGCTGGCTTTGCGTCGGAAGCCGGAGCTTGCGTTTCGCTTGAAGCATCTGCAGGAGGCGCTTCAGCCGAAGGGTCAAGGGCGGCTTTTGCTTCTGTCCCTTTAGGAAGACCAACGCGAGCAATCGTTCCATCACCAAGATCCATATCTACAAGCGGACCAAAATCACCGACTGGCGCTTGGTTTGCTACGTAGAAACTATCGTTCTCTTCCATGTTGTCAGAAGACCAACCAGCGTCGCTTGCAAGCTTTGCAGCAGCGTCGGGAGAGTCAACTTTATCTTTTGGAATGAGAACGGCTTGAATCGATGGAGAAGGCTTGCCTTTGGCATCCTTAGAATACTCTGTAGCTGCCTGTGTAGGCATTTCACTAGCCATCCCTGGTTTCTCCTCTTGAGATGATCCACCTTGATCATCTGTGCTACTTCCATTTTGCAGTGATGCGTCGCCATTATCAAGTCTTGTCAAATCGTCAAGGTCTAATTCTAGAGCCTCAGCGAACGACGAGAGCACGGCAGGCGGTACGGGAGTAACATCCCCTGACAATACACTTTTCACAACGTCAAGGGAAGTACCTGATTCATCAGCCACTGTTTGGAGGAGTTGGTCTTTATTAAAAGTTTGGCCAGCTTCGACGGCATCACATTGAGCCTCATATATTCCAGACTGCAGGGCTGCTGCGACCCACGCGCCTTTAGCCCGAAGAACTTTTTGCTTCGCTTCGGCGTAGGTTTTGGTTTTTAGATCTTTCGACGTTAGAGAAAAAAGGCTGTCTTGGTTCATTGGAAGACTAACAACTGAGACCTCGTAAAGCTCGGCCTGCTTGATTTGGTTTACGCCGTCAGCGTCTTTTTGCTCATCTCCTGCGTCAAACCCTACGGAGAAAGCATTAAGAATTCCTTCTTTGATCATATCGCGCACGTAGGAAACCATCGGATCTTTTGACTGAGAGATTTTGGCCTTAATGTAAAGCCCATCGTTTGTCGGCTCTATGGCAAGGGCCTTACCGATTGGTTTATCTTTGTCGTGGTTAAAAAGGATGATTGGGTTTTTTTGGTAGTTACCAAGGTTACAAGCGTCTTTTCCAATATAGTCTTTGCCACGGTCGACTACGGCCTTATTGGCCCAGCCTTCGATGGTCGTATCGCCACTTGCGTCTACTTGCGGCGCATCTTTGATTTTGAAGGTGACGGGAATGGTGCGCGTTTTACCACGTGCAGTAAGCTTCTTAGACATTAAAACCCTCCTTGGTTTTAGTTTTTATTGTTAAATATAAAACTTAAAAAAGTTACACGTCGCCCTCACTGTGAGCTGACTCTAAGCCTAGGGAGTTGGCGTCATCTTCTGGCACCATGATGAAACTGCATCTGCAATTTATCACGTCTGATGGGCCGCCAGATGGGTCGCGCGGGAACATCAGTTTTGTTCCGCTGCGAGGATCGACAAATGGCTTATCGTAGTCTTGCACCTGGCCTTGCATCTGCCAATGATCAGCTTCACTGTTAGGTGAAAGGCCTCCTGGGTTACCACGTACCCTTTCGTCTCCTGCGTTGACCCAAGCCTTCTTAAGATTAGGAACAACCTTCGCTGCATCTTGCATCGCGGCTGCTTGGCCTAAGCTTACGGCGGTGAGAGTCTCGGTGCGGACAATGGTGTTGACGCGGCTATCGCTTACGGCGCCACTTAAGGTTTCTGAAACATCCTTAGAGATTTCTGGGATAGTCTTGCCGTCAGACACTCCTTGCTCAATGGTGGACATGACTTTTTCGGTGGTAGTCTGTGTCATACGGTCAAAGGACTGAATAGAGCGAAGCTCCAAAGTCTCTCGACGGTCCTTGGCGTTACGTGCACGTAGCGCTTCCAGCTCAGAGCGGTTGGGTAGATTAAAGGGCAACACAAGTTGTGAGTCATAGCCTAGTTCAACTTGTGCCTCTAAGGCCTTTGTCATGTCACTTACGTACCGGTCTTCAAACTTCATGTTGGTAGAACGAAGGCGGCGCCTAAGTTCTGACTTAGAAGTTATCTCTGTCTTTGGCTGGCTGTCTGGTTTGTCGCCTTCAGCCTTTGCACGGTAACCGCCAACGCCTTTTTCAGACATGTATTCTTTGGCCGTCTTAACAAGAGCATAGGCTTGGTCTGCAAATAGTTCGCCTATGACTTTTGCCACAGCCTTTTCGCCTTCTTTGTGCGCTTCGTCTAGCTTTGCCTGGCGTTTATCCCACCAACCATCGGCTGCTTTAAACCAAGTGTTAAGCCGATCGGTATTGCGTTGGTAGACAGCCTTTGTTTCATCTGTGGCCGGCACTTCTTTATCTTCCATGGTAGGTACGACAGGCGCCATAGGAGTAGGCTCTGTGACTTGCAGGGGCTTATCCATAGAAAACGACGCATTGGGGTTACCAAATGGCGTTGATTGGTGCGGCATCGCAGGTATTTCATCGCCACCTTTAAGCGGAGGAGCGTCGTAAAGCTCTGCCCGCACTTCGTTTAGCGTATGGGTTTCCCGCATCTTAATAGCAAGCTCGGCTTTCTTAAGCTTATCGTCTTGCAACGCTCCGACTTCTGTTAGGTCAAACTCAAGATATTGGTCTGGTCCCAGCATTGGCCTTAAGGTCTTAGTCAATGTCTGGGCCACAAGACCCATGGTGTCTCTTAGTGGACCATTCCAGAAGTTTTTAAGTGCCGTCTTATATTCCTCAGAGCCTAACGAGCCGGCATTGGCAATGGAAAACTCATGCTTTGGTATTTGCAGAAGGTTAATGATCGTCTCGCGGTTACGGTCGAGGTATTCACTCAAATGCTGATCGGCAAGGCTATGGCTTACGTCCTTAACCGTCACGCCTTTGGGAAGGATGAGGTTACGCCTTTGATTTTTACGTCCGCTGTGAGCTGCCTCAAAGGAGCGAAGAAGCCTTAAAGCAAGTTGCTCATTAGCCTCTTCGCCAATTTCAAGGGCAAGGCCAGGTTGCGCGCCTTTGATATAGAAGTTATTGAGGTACTCACTGGAATACCGATCAAACAAAACAGACTTGCGGCCTGGGATAAAAGGCGACAGTCCCCAAAGCATAGACGACGGGTTAGGCCTACGGGCGTGTGCTATCTGGTTTGGCGGAATGCGCAGCTTTGAGTTTAAGTTTGGGTAGTCTTGCGGCGAGTTGCCAAGTACCTGATACGACCTTACGACGTGATTGGAGACGTCTACATCGATATAGATGCCTTCCACGGGGATTTGGATAAGCTGGCGGCTGACAAAAGCTGTCCAGGCTATGGCGTTACCTGAAATCATCAGGTCTGCCACGTAGCTATACATAAACTGAAAGTAGGTTTGATAGTCGTTTGGATTTTCAAGCATCTTCGTAACGGGATGATCTTCTACGACAGTCGTAACCTTTTTGCCATTTTGTATAGACTTCTGCATGACAACCAAAGGGACGCCTGCAATCTTTGAAGCGTACCGGTCGCAGCAAATGAAAACCCAGTCTTCTGAGAATAAAAGGCTCTTTAAGGTATAGACGTCCATCGCGGCTTTGACGTCTGGCGACCAAAGGCCAGATCCACCTTCTGTGCCCCACGTGTCAAAGATGTTGTAGGACTTTTCTTCAAGGTTGCCAGCAGACATGGCCCGTTCGTATTCGCGGATAGTCTTGGCTTCCGTGCGAGCAAGATCTTTTTCTTCGTCTAGGTCAAGATCAAGGTCTTTATCTTCCATGGCCAGCATTCCCTTGCTTTAAAAATCGTCGTCGTCATCGGCAATAGCCTTGTAATAATCTGCGACCGACGAGGGGGTTAAATCTTCATCCTTGAGACCAGGCAAGTCCTCTAGGTAGCGGACTGCCATTTCCCTCTCTCCGTATTGTAGCGCAGCTTGATGCGCAAGCATAAGGGCGCACACAGTATCGTCGTGAGACCCGTCGGCAGCATTGTAAGACATGTTACCAAGCGGATTTACTTTAACTTCAAACGTTTCAAGTTCCGACTGTAGCACGTTCCAGCGCGGAATAACTATGTCGACCTGCTCAAAGGCAGTCATAAGCCGGTTTACCATCTCGCTCTTTATGGGGTTGGTAAACGTTACGCCGTGGAACGGTAGATCGGTGTAAGCCAGATGATCGTCAATGGCCATGCCCACTCCTGTCTTATCATGATAGACGACGTCGACTGATTTGAATTTGCGGGAAAAGCGCATAAGAGACCTGATGGCCTCTGGATATGACTTGCCGTGAAACCGTTCAAAGCCTACGACCCGCTTTCTGCCGCCACGGTGGGCTATAGCAAAGAACACTGTCCAGTCTTTTACCTTGGCCCAGTCGGCCCCAATAACTACTTCTTTTTCTTTAGCGTCGTCAGCAAACCAAGCCTGATGTTCGCCAAACAAGTCAATGATGGCGCCTTCCATACAGTCGCGGTAACCAGTAAACACGGCGCCGTCGTCAATAAATTCCGCTTCGTAGTATTGGCGGAAAAGGCGGGTGGGCAATTCACGCCGCGCTTCCTCAATTGACTCTCTAGGGACAAAAGGATTATCGGCCGTGCGGGCGCGGATAAAAATCTTCGTCGGTGTGCGGCCTTCGTGCCGGGCCCTGATCATTTCTTCTTTGGCTTCAAGGCATTTCCTATAGAACCAGTTTTTACCAAATGGCGTTGACAAAAAAAGCATAGGGCCACGCGTAACAGTTCGAGTGGTCTTGGCAGCTGCATAGGCGTCCTCTTTGGTTTTAGCTGCTTCGTCAAAAACATAGCCAGCAATCCCGTGGCCTTCAAGGCTTGTAGGATTTTGGGCGTGAAAGAACTTTATGAGAGTATCAATATCAGGAAGGTTTATTTCCAACTTACTATTATTTATTTCAATAATCGGCTCTGGCGGCAGGATGCGGCGCACGTATTCAAAGCCAACTTTACTTTGCTCGTAGATTGGAGCCACCCAGCGCCAGATTGATTGCGGCCTGTTTATGGCACCATTGACTATGCCGCTTGCACCTGCGAGACTTTTACCAAACTTTGTTCCACATGAAACAAATACCTCGGTGATGCCAGGCATCATAAACGACGCCATGATCATTTGCTGTTTTGGCGAATGCGGCTTTGGCGGCGTGATGCTTATTTGTTCTTTTTTTGGCACAGGTTTTTGTCTTGGGATAAAAGCCACGCCATTCTCCAATGATTTGAATGGCAAAAGTTTAACTTAAACTTTGGAAAGTGGCCAAACGTTTAGATTTTACCTTACAATATTTAAGAGTACCCCCTGCGACTGAAGTAAGAAGGCTCCACATCCCGCGAGCAACGGCTAGTCCGAAAACTAGATTAGGCGTGGTGGGGTACTCACTACTCTTTAAGAATTCAGCGTAAAATTGTTGGTGAACGTCAGTCTTTTTTCCAAGGAGGGAAAAATGAAAAGTTTATTCACGGCCGTCTCACTCTCGCTTGCTGTCTTTGCGTGCGGCCACAAAGAAGAAGTCACGCAAAACAATAAGGTCTGCGAATGCTCTTGCTCTAAGTGCGAATGCGAAAAGGGCGAGAATTGCTTTTGCAAAACTTGCTCGTGCAAAGACCCAAAGGCTCCTGGCGACCACAGTGGCGGCGGAGCGTGTGACGGTGGAAGTTGTCAGCGTTAATTTCACAAAAACCAAGGAGGGTTTTTTATGATGACGAAGATAATCATGTTCAGTTGTGCAGTGCTTATCGTGGCGATGGCTGCGATTGGTCAGGTCTATCACTTTAACTATACAGAAGCCACCTACGAGACTGGAGAAAACTGGGTTACAAAGCATCTGCAACACGGCGGCACACTCGATGAAGTCACAGGCCTAAAGCAGCCTGAAAACTGGATGGAAAATGCAACGTTTGACGCGATGGAATACGCCATCTCTTCGGAACTTCCTAAGACTTGGGACTGGCGCGAAGTAAAGCAGCTGCAGCCTATTCGCAACCAAGGCGGCTGCGGTTCGTGCTGGGATTTCTCGGTGACGGCTGTTATGGAGAGTTTGCACCGGCTAATTCACCCTGAGTTTTCGCCAATGGTTGACACGGCCGAGCAGGCAGTACTTTCGTGTTCAGGCACAGGATCTTGCGGCGGTGGATACTTCGACGCATTTGATTATCTTGTAAAGTCTGGTAGCCCTTGGGAGCACGATTTTCCGTACCAAGCGCGCAACTTGCGTTGCAAGCAAGGTCTAAAGCCAATTGCCAAGCTTACAAGCTGGTCTTATATCGGTGCAGCTGGCAAGAAGCCAACGACAGCACAACTTAAGCAAGCCATCTACGACCATGGCCCAATCAGCGTGGACGTGAACGGTTCTTTTGCTTCTTACAAGAGTGGTGTCTACAACACGTGTGGCGGAACACGGACTAACCACATGGTGACGATCGAGGGCTGGGTTGACGATGCAAAGTACGAGGCAAACGGCGGAGGCTACTGGATCATGCGCAACAGCTGGGGAACGAGCTGGGGCGAGCAAGGTTACATGCGTATCGTTTACAAGTCCCGCAGCGGTGCAAACTGTAATGGCATTGGCCAAATCGCAGCCTACGCCGTCATGGAAGGAATTGACAATGTTCGCGAGCACGTTGGCGTTAAGTAACGATCCAAGGGACAGATGTCCAGAGGAGAACTACGTGTACGAAGCGGTAGTGACGCGTGTCGTCTCGGGCGACATGATCGAAGCTGCCGTTGACCTTGGATTTCACATAACCACTGCTACAAAGATGCGGCTACTCGGAGTTGAGGTTGATCATTTCCATGTCAATCAAGATGTGAATAAGGTCATCGCCGATAAAGCCAAGACTGAGTTAGAACGGCTGATCCTTGGACAACGCGTCCTCGTTGAAACCCATAGGTCACCTATCGATGACATCTGGTTGTGTGTCATCTGGTTTAACGGCTCCAACATTAATCGACGCCTTTTAGAGGGGAGTACCGTTCATGTTTACAAAAGATAGCCTTATCGTCTTTTTGCTCGCTTCGTGTGTTACGTCTCGGACCATGGCAGGCCCCATTGATTTTGAACTGGTCAATGAAGTGACAAGCCAGATGTGGACCAGTACCGATAAGCATGTACCAATCGTGATTGAGTTTTACTTTGCAGGGTGCACGGCTTGTCAGGCTAACGCTGAGAACGTTAAAAGCCTTGCCACCAAGTTTCATGGCGCGAAGGCTCAAGTCGTGGAGTTATCTATCGACTGCGAGGCCGACGTCTATTCGCAATGGATCAACGCCCACAGCCCGTTTTGGCCAGTGCTAAACGGCTGCGAGCGAGACCTCCCCAATAAACTCGGAATAAGGTCTTACCCCACCACGGTAGTGCTAAATGCGCAGCACGAAATGGTATACCGCACGGTTGGCGTGTGGTCCTCGCAAACCCGCCAGCGCATCGAAACCCACCTCAAAGGAGAATAGTAATGCAATTTATTAATATTATACTGTTCATCCTTCGTTATGGCCTGCCATTTGTTAGCCTTATTTCCGAAATTTGGGATTTGATTAAAAAACTGAAAGGCCAAGACCCGGCCAGCGCCATCGAAGCCAAGGCCAACCTTAGTTCTGCAATGGAAGTCTGTAAGGTCAGCGGCAGCCTTGAGCCTCTAAGACAGCTTTGTAACGAGTTAACGCAAACCTATAAAACACAAAAGGCAGGATAAACACATGAAAAGACTTCTATTACTCGCCACGCTCATGGCCCCCAGCGCTTTTGCAACAGGGCCTCAGCAAGACCGTTATGATCACCGCGCTGCCCTTGAAGAGGTTAAGGCAGATCTTGGCTCTCAGGATAGAACACGTCTGGCCAAGAAGGTCGACCATGCGATTGACAAGATCGTAGAAGTGGCAGCCTGGAAACTCCGCCGCGAAGGTAAGATTGTCGAAGCCAAAAGACTTGAGAAGGAATGGAACACCCAGTTCAAAGGCTTCCTCCCACATTATGTTGAGATGTTGCAGTCTGGTCAGTTTGGCGCCATTGGTGACTATGCTCCAATGAGCGAATGGCTATCGGACGTAAGCAAAAGGCTGGTTGAACTGCTAAGCCAAGAGGTGTGTGACTTTCTGCGTATCTCTGACATAAACACCTTGAATTACACCATTCCTGTCGTTTTCCATATCGAGAAAGTCCTAGGTCCTGTGATGATCGATTTTCCAGAGTACGAGGTGCACTTTGACCCGTTTTGCGGTGTTGTCGCTTACTGGGCAACTTGGGCCGCTTGCACTGGGGCGACCTGGGGCAGTGGAGCTTTTTTGTTCTGCCAACCAGCAGGATGGCTCGTTGAGAAATTAACAGTGAAATATGTTGCGCCTAAATGCGCGCCTTCGGCTTATCACTTTTTTTGGGAATAATATTCCAACTTCTCCCAATGCATATGCGTCTTATGTGTTGTCGAGTTAAATTAAATATTTTTGCTATTTTGTAATAACTTAATCCATTTTCCTTACGTAATCTTCTGATTGCTTCGGCGTCAGAAGATTTTAATTTTGCACGGTGATGACGTTCGCCGCTATATGATGTTCCATGCAAAACTTTATGCTCCATATTTTCTACTGGAGTTACGTAAGCCAAATTTTCTAGCCTATTGTCATCTGGTTTCCCGTTCAAATGAGCACATACTTTTTTTGAAGGCTTATCGCCGCAAAATGTAAGAAGTATTAATCGATGTAATGCAAATGTCTTTTTGTAACCATTGTCTAATCGAATGCCCACAGATACATATCCAAAACTAAATCTTGATGTATTTACCAATCTCGGTTCTTTTTTTAGAGGGCCAACACCATTTAATGGTCGATAACTTCTTATCCGCCCCATATTTGAAACTTCATAAGAAATAGCGATAGGTATTTTTTTCCAAATTTCCATAGGAGTACAATTTATAATGTGCCTATGAAAATCTCAAGTGCTGATTTAAAATAAGACCATTCAAACATCATTGGTCCTTCATGACTGGCCCGTCACTTCAAATGCGGAGTGGCGGGATTTTTTCGTTCATAACACGCGTATCTTCCAACCTGATGTCATACTCTTCTAAGATGTCAGTCATCTTGTCACCAAAAGAAACTTCATCAGGATAAGTCAGCTCGTTGCGGATGGCATGCAGGGCTTTGACCATCTTTGTCGCGTGCGAGGCGCAGCGGAATTCGTACTCTTCGTCTGGAAGTTTAAATGTCAACGTAGCTTTCAATTGAGCCTCCCTTTTTGTGCAAGTGCCCCTACATAGCACCTGAAAGCCTTGGCCTGCAACGGTTTTGTTAAAAAACATTATAAGCTATATTATGTAATTCTATGGTCGGGGCGATTGGTGCAAATTCTTGGTGTTGATATTTTATTTCCTTTATATATCAAACACTTATAATCCAAAACTTTCCGATTAACCCAAAACAATCTAATCCGTTTATTCCGTTACATATGCCGTTACGCCGCGGCGAAGCAGTTTCGCCAATCTGCTTCACTAGATAATCCTGACGAGATGTGATACGGGCGCCTCCACATTTCGTCGGTACCTCGCGGCCATGCTATCCTAGATAAAACTCAACCTCAGGAGAGCCAGGCGATGAAGACCCTATTCGTTCTCGTGACCTTTTTTTTTAGTGATCTGGCCCTTGCCGGCGGCCGGCTGCTTGTCAAACCAGTCTATGAGAAATATGAAGGTGAGGACGTGGGACGGTGGACCTACTTTCTCGGCCTACCCGTCATGGAGGATATTCCCTATCTACCATTTCGCTATGAGGGATACGCAGGCCTCACGTTCAATGACGACCGGCAGCTTGATTACGTTAGATCCGAGCAGGGCGTGGCGCTGGCAACTGAAGTGTTTATCGTGGGACTTTCTTCCACCATGGATTACTACCCAAGGTCTCATAGCGTAGTTAACGGGGTTTTTGGCTATCTGTCAGTAACGCTTTGGTAGCGGCCATTACCTCGGTATAGCAAGGCTCACACCAAGCAAACCAGCTTGAGTCGATACGAGTGGAAGCCTCCAAATACTTCCGACATCTGATACAGCAAAACAAGACTTTGGTTCCAGGCTCGGGCGTCGAGCCATCAGACATCTTGCCATACGCGTCGATAAGCGCGGGAGGTGAGGTAGACATTTGTCTTTATTTCCTAAAGGCGATTTTGTATTTTAATAATTACAAATAAGTTTCTCAAATGGAAGGAGGTAAATCATGGCCACGACAAAAAAAGGCGGTTCTAAAAAAGGCGGCAAAGCTGGAAAGCCAAAGCCACCGAAGAAGTAACCGATCGTTTCTCTGTGTTGTGCTTGGCCAGCGTGTGTATCCTGGCCTTTTTTATTTGGAGAGAACTGACATGCTCGTTTCGTTTCCGCAGTGGTTTGTCATCATGGCAGGAGTTGCGGCATTCTTTACGGTGTTGACGCTCATTGCCTTTGGCATAGTGTCGATCGTGTTGTTCTGGGTTGGTTGGATGAATGATGATCTGTAGCGGGAAGTTGCACGGGTGTGCATGGAAGTCTCATAAGCTTTCGGTGGTGAGTTCGAGTCTCACTCCCGCTATTTCAAGGTCTCAATCAAATTCTCGCAATACTCAATCACAGCGTCTAACCCATTTGCTTCTAGATAAATCCTTCTCGCATCAATTTCAATATCTCGTGTGATTAGTAGGTAGTCTCGCAGCCTGCGACTTATCTCATACCTCGCATCAATGCCAGCTTCTAACCAGTAAGAAGCTTCACCTTGCGCGTGCAGCCTTGAATGCTCGTCCGCTCGGATAGGTAATGTTCGGTAGTCTGATGGCTTTATGGCCATACCGGCCCAGCCGTTAAAGCAGCGCACATGGTGGGCCACCACACCTTGCTCAGCACTGGTCACGATGCAAGGCTGCTCTCTAATCCAGGCAAGATACTTGTCATTCCTCGGGGTTTTCTTCTTCTGCAAAGACCGGCTGTCTCGGCTCGCCATCCCTTAGCGCCTCCACGATTGGTCCAAGCTCGGCGTCTATGACTTCCTGAAGTAAGGTGCCGTCTGGCTGGAACGTTGTCTTAAATTCTCGGGCAGGTTTAACCGAGACGTCAACAGCGTGTTGGTTCACGTAAGGAGCAAGAGCCATCCGTATGGCTTTGACGGCAGCATCGTTATCGCCAGTCTTAATGATTTGGATAAGGCGAAGGGCACCTTCACGGGCAGCCTTCTTTAAAAGATCTTCCGTGGTGGCAGTGACTTCCTCGTAGGCTTGAACAAAGCCAGGCTTATTGCAATGGGTAAAGATCGTATTCACGGTGACGTCAAGCGCTTGTGCTAGGTCACGCATTGAGATATTGGGGTGCTTAAGTTTTAGCTGGATGATGCGCTTATCAATCTCGTCAAGATTGTAACGCTCGGCAAATGATGGGTTTTTAATCTTCTTCGGCATACTGTCGCAATTTGTTTGGTACTTTCGCCAAAAGTTTAAGGCTAGTTTGTGATGATTAATTCATCAGTAAGCTTCGGTTCAACCGCGGCTTGTTTCATGTTCCAGTTTACACCGGCATTGAAAGCTTCGCGCTGTAATTTAACAATCTGGGTATCAAGAGCTTTGTAGAAAATCCGGCAAGGCCCGCAGCAATCTTTAACTGGATTGGTGATAGCCTCGAGATAACCTTTAAGGTCACCGGCTCTAAAGTTTGTGCAGGATGGACAATTTTTCATTTGGTTTTCTTAACTACCTCATTTGCTGCCATTAAAGCTTTGCTAAAACCTTCCTGAGCGGCGTCCAAAACATTGCTGTTATATTTTTCAAGCGGATGGTCTTTTATAAAATCCGGGTCCCAATCAGGTTCATCTTTGTTGTAAGCATGTCTACATCTTATTGTGTCCAACAAATCTTCATTCCAAAAATCTTTGATCGGTTCTTGGTTACAAGCTTCTAGAAGATTATTAAGAGCATTAATCGTTTCGATTGCCCAAGGCACAAAAGTCGCACAGGCTTTAAGCCAATCCAAATCTGATAACCCTTCTCTATTTGAAACCCATACATCATCTTTTTTATTCGTAATAGATAAAAGGTCGCGAGTTGATGTTCTATCGCCATCAAGCTTTGCCATTTCTTCTAAAGTTGGCACCGTCATTCTTCAATCCTCATTATGATGCTTATGATCTGGCGTGTCCAAATATTGAATGATCTGTTCAACTTTTGATTTAAGTTCTTCTTTTTTACAAAGAACCGAAACGTAATGAGTGACATCTTGCTCTTTAAGCTTCAACCCGACCGACCAGGTTATTTGTCCATCAGCTTGCGTGCGCAGCTGCATCAAATCAACCACACGCGCGTTAGGCCAAACCAACGTGTCAAATAGTTCTTTTGATATGTGCGGTAATACCACCTTAAACGTAGGATCAAAGCGTCTTATATTATTGCTCACAGCTTCTCCAATTTTGCCAAAGCCTCGCGGGCACGATAGTCTGCTTGACGCAACTGTTCCGGAGTGCATTCGTTGTGCCAAGTCATCATTACGTGAAAGCTTAAATTCTCCAAAGTCCTCGCGCACTCGATCAATGCCTTGGCATTATTACGAAGAACAACAATGAATTTTTCATCTCTAATTAAATAAAATTCTCCCAATTCATTGCTTTCAGAATCAACTATCGTGGAATTTTCATTTATCCATGCCGCGGGTGTTGAGAATTTCTCAAGATCTTCTAATTCATCAAGCACTTTCACAAAAATCCTCCAACAAATCCAAGCATAAATCCGACAAGGTAAAGAAACATTATAATCGCCACAGAGAAGCCAATGGCCATCAAAAGACTCACGGCAATTACTTTCAACATATCGCCGTAAGTTCTTATCGGGTCGCCCCAGCAAAAGAAGACGTACATAAAGCTAAAGATAAATATTGCGAGCTGGGCAATGATTGAGAGCCACATCACTCAACCCACTTAGTCTTATAGTCATGGTTGTTCCGCTCGATGACTTTGCGGATATGCTCATCGTCTTCTTTTATTTTTGCATGTTGCTGAGCATGTATAGCCTGCCCCTGCGCCTCAGCCTTATTCTTTGCCATGGCCCGGCCTATCTCACTGCCAGGCTCGTAGGTGTAGCAGTGGCCACTCTCACCCCATTTGTATCCAGGTTTGCCATTGGCTTGGCATTGCTGTACTGGCATTCTCAGTTACCTCTTGTTTGCTGATAGTTTTGTGCAAAGTTGACTAGGTCTTCTAGTAAGACTTCCACCTTTAGATCAGGCCTATACTTGACAATAAAATACATGGCCAGGCCTTTAATTACCCGCTCAACGTCTTGCGGACTATACTCATCACTCATTCAAATACCGCCCATGCCATAAAGTTTTTATCAAAAGATCTAACCATGCCGTTATAATCTCTAGCCACAAACCAAACAGCCTGCAAGGCGCAGGTTATCCTCGTGCAAGTCCAAATTGGACCTACAATGGCAAGAGTGGTTGCGTTGATAGATGGCCAGCGTTTATGCGAGATAAGTTTCAGGTGTGGGAATTGTGCGTTTAACAGGGTGGTTTCTGCAAAGGTCAGTTGGTCTGACCAATACGAATAAGTTTTTCCATCGATGTTCTTTTCAATGAACATATCAATCTAGATCATCCCAAAAGTCAGGTTTCGCAGCTTCTATCATTTGTATTCGGTTAATAGCCTGGGCTTCATTTGAAAGTTGTCTAAGTATTTTTTCATGCGTTAAAAGAGTGCTTTCGATCCAGGTAGCAAGCATTCTATTTTGTAAATGAAGCTCATATAAAGCCTCATTTTCAGATTTTAATGCTTGATAATTATATTCGGTCGCTTTTAAAGAAAGCAGGAGTGATCTCATCTGTGAGAAAACTCTCTCTAATGTTTTTGTCTGTTCAATTACGGCATCAGATGGCGCTTCAGAGAAGCGGTATCCAATACCTCTCTCATTTCTAAATAACTTTTTAAAAAATCGTATACACCATCTTTCAGCATTATCCATACGCCTATCAACGTAGACAACAGGCACTTGTAAGATAAGAGCCATGTGACTTTGATGGATAAATTTATCGGGAGCAATTTCAGCCGATAGCTTTAAAAGCTTTGCCATAGATATGAAAAATTTATCGTCATCATCAAATTGAAATTTGTCTTTAATCAATATCAATTGTTCTTGCGTTGGCCAAAGACTCGCGCGTTTCTGTTCGATCGTCATCGTCTTCCAATTGATTTCTTTTTCTTCGTCTACTTGCATATTGTAGGTCCTTATATTTTTTCCAAACGGTTTCAAATTCGGCTTCCACCATTAGAAGATTCATACGACTATCGATGTCTAAAAAAACAAGTTCACGATTTATGATGTGTTGAAAAATATTAGTTAAACCGATCAAGTTTTTCCTTGCCGTTGAAAATAATTCTTTAGCCTCTGCAATGAATTTTTCTTCGTCTATTTCTTTTTTTGTGGCACCAACAGAGGCCACAATCACTTTGGTGGCCGCCAAAGGTTTCCCGCGCACTTTTGATACTAATTGGTCTTGTTTATCTTTGGGTTTTTTGACAAGTTGCTCGGCTTGTTTTTGTGTAATTTCTCGTTTATTCAGAGCATCTGCAACTCCATCGGACATTAAGGATCCTATACGTGCCTTCTCATGTATTGTCCTAGTCGATACACCAGTTTCTCTTGAAAGTTTTTTCGCGAATGAATCATCGATCAAAGTGCGCCCAGCGCATTTTGATTTTCTGTCTCCTCCGGCCTTTGCAACATCACCACTTTTTTGGAGATTTTCTCTTGCCCAAGCTAAAGCCTTAAGTTCTTCCCCAGGCAAAAGAGTGCGTCGAACTGTATTTTCAAAAATCGAAAGAGCAATGCGTGCTTTAGCATTTTCACATTGTCTAATGTTTACATCGATAGTTGTTTGTCCAAGTTTTTTTACAGCACGTAAACGGCATTCACCTGCAATAAGCTTATAGTCTTGGTCAACTACAATAGGTTGTAAAAGCCCGTGAAGTTTTATGTTCTCAGCTAGTTCATTCACGCCCGAGAATTCTTTACGAAAATTTTCATTTGGGACGACGATGATTTTATCGATGTCTAATTTCATCTCTAATCCTCAATGACAACGCCAGCCTCTTGGCAAAGCTTGCTGCAAAGCCATTTATCACGCATAAACTTCTCGTCCGCTTCTTTAGCACCCGCTGCAAACCAGCCATGCTTGTATAGGACCGGTGGAATGTAAGCACCCATGTCGTCATAGCCGCCGGCCACGGCTTCGATCCAAAGCTCATAGGCGCCGCCGCAAGGAACGTAATGAGTATTGTAGTAAAGCCCCGGTGCATCTGGCTCTGGGCTATTGATCTTAGGGATTACATCAGGATTGACACGCACCTTTAGCAACTTCTTCACGCTTTAAAATCTCCAGTTTTTGTCTGAGAAGCTCTCTGCCTTTAATCATCTCCATCACTATGCCGTCAGGAGGCGAGACTTGTTCGTGGAAGTTAGTAAAAACTTCTGCAAAGCTATCTTCGGGGAGACAATTATGATGTTCTAGATACAGCGCGGCTTCAAGTATCACAAGCCATCGTTCGTTATCGCTTAGCATAGGAACGATGCTCTCAAATTTATCGATGTCAAAGCCGGCTGTAATCATCGCTTAATTGACCCTCACCGCGCGACCATCGAGCCGGTCATTGTTCCAACTAATGGCATAATTCAAAATACGATCAGCTGCATTTGGATGAACCAATTCGAGTTTATTAATCAAATTGCGAATGATTGTCACTTCACTCAAAACTTTTTTTGCATCATCCAATTGCCTTAAACGTTCGGGCGTAAGTCTAAAATCTTCGATATTAATTTTATCCACTTTAACTTCTTCTTCCATGTGATCCTCTATAGAAAATTGATTTACCAACTAACACCTATTGATTGCGCTTAAGAGCCTGGATAAGGCTTGCGTTACTTATCTGTCCGCCTGTTGACGGCATACCGTTGCGGATAAAAGTATAGGCCTTACTTAAGCGATGTTTTTTTTTAAGCCGCAGACTTGAACATAGAGAATGAGAAAAGTTACGATGACAATCTCGATAGGCCATATCACAGCCCACATCACGGCAAGGGCGAAGTCAATAAGCGCAGGCTTCTCGCCATTATCAATCTTTTTGCCAAGCATCCAAATGATATTTAAGGCCGAGAAGACAAGGCCAATCGTAATAAAGACGCGCACTAGAATCTCTGCTGCTGTCATGCCTTCCCCTTTTCTCTTTCAAGACGTTCCTCAATAATTTTAAGTGAAAACAGTTTTGCCCTAAGCCAAGCTTCTTTGATGTTCCGCACTGCAACTATCGGCACCGAGGCGATTGTTAAAAGTACAAGCGACGGAACAATCCACACCGTAAACAAGAAGATGTAGACCATATGCACATATGGTGCAGCGCGCTTAAGTTCCCGCATGACAAAGAAGATCAATGTCAAAGCTAGCAGAATATCAAAGATTAAAAGTTCGTGTTTCAAAACGGCACATCCGCGAATTCATCAAAGCTGTTTTGTGCATTGGCTGGCGCTGTAGTTGCAGTAGAAGTGTCGGTCTCAGACTTGTGGTTTTCTAGTTTTGTGCCTTCTGAGATGATGCGGCGGCGGTATTGTTTCAGGCCCGTGTTTTTATCGACCCAAGATTCAGTTTGCAGCCGCCCTCTAAGGGTGAACAGTCTGCCCTTCTTGGCGTATTTGCCGATAAATTCTGCCTCTTTGCCCCAAGCCTGACAGTCATGCCATTCGACTTCCTTGGTGTATTGCCCGTCTCTATCCTTAACTCCACGCTCTGTGGCAATGGTGAAATTACACACGGCCGTACCATTTTTTGTGTACTTAAGTTCAGGGTCTCTTCCAAGGTGGCCACAAAGAAATACAAAGTTCATCGTTAAGTCTCCCAATAAGTTTTTGCTTTGGAGGAAAACTATGCCCTAATTTTAAAAAACGGCAAAGTAGTTTTTAGATAATTTCGCCACATTCGGAAAGAAAAGAGATTAGATCAAGGATGTTTCTAGCTTCGCAATAGGGAACACCGGCGCCGCCCCATTTTTCTTTCACTGCCTTTTGGCTATCTCTAAGCTTACCCGTAGCCGTCTTGGCTTCGAGGAAAGCTATTTGTCCGCGTCTCTGGCCTTTAAGAACTAGCATGACATCGGGAAAGCCTGCCATGGGGTTAGGCGTGAAATGAAGTTTACCCTGGCCGCCGCCTCGCATGATAGGTGAGATGTTAACTCGCACGTGGCAATATTTATGGAGTGTAAGCCAATCGAGGAAGGACTTAAGTATTTCACGCTCTTTGGCTTTAGAGGTGATGCTTAGAGGTTTGCCGCGTTTTTTCTTTAACTCGATAATGGTCATAGGACTTCGATCATGATTTATAAAAGTTCCTATGATATTTTCTT